AGGTTAATTTTACTCCGCAGGCGCGCGCATAACGGGTGTACGCGAAAAAGGGGTGTAGGTATCCGCCGAAAAGGGGTGATATTTATGGCGACAAAGAAGGAGTTAACGAAAGATCAAAAGATTAAGAGAGAGATAAACCGATTGAAGAGGGTTTTCCGCGACTTGGATAAAAACAAGTTGCAGACCGTCGAAAGTCTGATCCGCAACGCCGCATTTATGGCGGTATCCCTTGAAGAGCTACAAGAAATTATCAACGAAGAGGGCTACACCGTCGAATACCAAAACGGTGCAAATCAGAGCGGGACAAAACAGAGCGACGCGGTAAAAACGCATATCGCAATGACGAAAAATCACGCCGCCATAATCAAACAGCTTTGCGAACTTGTGCCGCCCGAAAAGAAAAAAGAAAGCCGTTTGCAAGCCTTGCGGGACGAATGAAAATGCCGTTTTCAAATTACATTTACGAGTATTACGACGGCATAACGACGGGAAAAATCGTCGTCGGAAAATGGGTGCGGCTGATTTATGAATACATCGTTAGCGGGCTTCAAAACGGGCTTTTTCTTTTCAACGCAAAGAAGGCGAACAAGGCAATTCGCTTTATCGAAAACTTCTGCCACCATTGCGAAGGACGAACCGACCTTCTGAAATTGGAACTATGGCAGAAAGCGGCGGTATCGCTGATCTTCGGGATTGTTGACGAAGATAACGTGCGGATATTCCGCGAAGTGTTCATTGTGATCGGGCGGAAAAACGGCAAAACGCTTTTCGCTTCCGCCGTGATCGCTTATATGGCTTATCTTGACGGCGAATACGGCGCAAAGATTTATTGCCTTGCGCCGAAGCTGGAACAAGCGAACATCGTTTACGATAACTTCTTCCAGATGATTAAAAAAGAACCGGAGCTTTCAGAGCTTGCGAAGAAGCGCCGTTCGGATATTTACATCGAGGAAAGCAACACGGCGATAAAGCCGCTGGCATTCAACGCGAAGAAATCGGACGGCTTCAATCCGCATTTGGTTGTGAACGACGAAGTAGCGTCGTGGCGCGGCGACGGCGGCTTGAAGCAATACGAAGTTATGAAATCCGCGCTTGGCGCGCGCCGCCAGCCGCTGATCCTGTCTATCAGCACGGCGGGATATGAAAACGACGGTATCTTCGACGAATTGATGGCGCGTTCTACGGCGTTTTTGAAAGGCGGAAGCAAGGAACGCCGCCTTCTTCCCCTGCTTTATATGATCGACGACGTGGAGAAATGGAACGACCTTGAAGAGCTTAAAAAAGCAAATCCGAATATGGGCGTTTCCGTTTCGCCGGAGTTCTTCAAAGAGGAAATCGCCGTTGCGGAAATGAGCCTTTCAAAGCGGGCTGAATTCCTTTGCAAATACTGCAATATCAAGCAGAATTCTTCCGTCGCTTGGCTTGATTATGTCGTCGTAGATCGAGCGGGAGAAAAAATAAAGCTGGAGGATTTCAAAGACAGCTACGCGGTGGGCGGTATCGACCTATCGCAAACAACAGACTTGACCGCCGCTTCGGTGATAATCGAGCGCGGCGGCGTGCTGTATGCCTTCACACAATTCTTTATGCCCGCGAACAGGCTTGAAACCGCGCAAGCGGTGGACGGCGTGCCGTATGATATTTTCGTCAAGCAAGGGATCGTGAAGCTGTCCGGCGAAAATCACGTCGATTACAGGGACGTTTACGAATGGTTTTCTACCCTTCGGGATCAGTACGGAATTTATATCCTAAAGATCGGGTATGACCGTTACAGCGCGCAATACCTGATTGACGACTTGAAGGCGGCGGGCTTCCAGACGGACGACGTATGGCAGGGTGAAAACCTTGCGCCCGTTATCCGAGAATTTGAAGGCATAATCAAAGACGGCAATTTCAAGATCGCGGATAATAACCTTCTGAAAGCACATTTCCTTAACGTCGCGTTAAAGCACAATATGGAAACGCGAAAATTCCGTCCGGTAAAAATCGAACAGCGGGCGCGTATCGACGGCTTCGTTTCCGTGATCGACGCTATGACAGTACGGCAGAAGTATTATAACGAGATCGGCGAAATGCTGAAAAATGCGGGGTGATAAACACTATGGGAATTTTTGAAACGATTTTCCGAAAACCGCGTTCGGATATTCAAGCGGAAGGATATTTCAAAATGCTTAACGGGTATTCGCCCGTTTTCACGAACGCACCGGAAAGCCTTTACGAAATGGAGCTTACGCGGGCGGCGATCCATTCGTTTGCAAATTTTTGTTCAAAGCTGAAACCGGAAATCAGCGGTACGGCATACAAGAACCTTGAAAGAGTATTGCAGTTCCGCCCTAATCCGTTTATGGACACGTCAAAATTTATTTACCGGATCGCGACGATCCTTTCGGTGAATAACACGGCGTTCATTGTTCCGATCGAAGATGAATACGGCGGGATCGCGGGGTATTATCCCCTGCTTCCACAGCGTTGCGAGGTTGTCGAATACAAGGGCGCGCCGTTCTTGCGCTACACGTTCGCAAACGGGCAGAGGGCGGCAATCGAGTTCGAGCGCGTCGGGGTGCTGACGCAATTTCAGTATAGCGACGATTTCTTCGGGGAAAGCAACGCCGCGCTTCGACCTACAATGCAGTTGATCCATACGCAAAATCAAGGAATTATCAACGGCGTAAAGAATTCGGCTTCTATTCGCTTCTTGGCGAAGGTTGCAAATATGCTAAAGCCGGAGGATATTACGAAAGAGCGCAAGCGCTTCACGGCGGATAACCTTTCGGCGGATAATCAATCCGGAATGGTGATCTACGATGCAAAATTTGCAGACGTAAAGCCGATTGAAAGCAAGCCGTTCACCGTGAACGCCGCACAGATGGCGCAGATCAACGAAAATGTCTTTAACTACTTCGGGACGAACGCGAAAATCATTCAGAACAGCTATACCGAAGATGAATGGAACGCTTACTACGAAGGCAAGATCGAGCCTTTCGCGATCCAGCTTTCGCTGGTTATGTCGAATATGACCTATACACAGCGGGAATTATCCTTCGGGAACGCGATCACGTTTACCGCGAACAGGCTTCAATACGCAAGCAATAATACGAAGCTGAATATCAGCACACAATTATTTGACCGTGGCTTGTTAAACCGTAACGGCGTTATGGATATTTGGAATATGTCGCACGTCGAAGGCGGGGACAAGTATTATATTCGCAAGGAATACGCGGAAGTATCAGAGTTAGGAAAGGAGGTTACACCGAATGCCAGTAGTGAAGGAACGGGAATACCGTCAAATGTTCCAGCCGCTGATGATCCCGCAGGGGACAACGGAGAAGAGGTTTGACACCGATTATTACGTCGAAGGCTTCGCAACAACGTTCAATAAGCCGTATGTTATGTACGAATACGGCGGGATCAAGTATTGCGAAATGATCGACCGGAACGCGCTTGTAGGCGCTGACCTGTCCGACGTGATTATGCAGTTCGATCATTCCGGAATGGTATTCGCCCGAAACAAGATGGCAAAGAACAAGCCGCCTTCCCTGCTTCTGGAACCGCAGGACGGCGGCTTATTTATTGCCGCAAATTTGAGCCTTACCGAAGAGGCAAAACGCCTTTACGCGAGTATCGACGCGGGGCTTATTTGCAAAATGTCGTGGGCGTTCACCGTATCGGAGGACGCATACAACAAAGACACGCACACAAGAACGATCTTGAAGATCAAGAAGGTTTACGACGTTTCGGCGGTATCTTATCCGGCGAACGCCGATACCGATATTTCGGCGCGTTCCTATTTCGACGGAGTGATCGAAAGAGAACAGCAGGAGCGGCTGGAGCGCCGGAAGCAAATTCTTAAAATCAAACTTATGATGGAGGTTTAACACAATGAGAATTAAAGAGATTGAAGCCCGCCTTGCGGCTATCAAGCAGGAGATCGAAGAGCGCGGCGACGCTATGAAAGCCGAGGAAATCGACGCGCTGGAGAATGAAACGAAGGAGCTTACCGAAGAGCGCGCCGGACTGATTGCCGCCGCCGAGAAGCGCAACGGCATTCTGGATAATATCGCGAAGGGCGGTGGCGTTTCTATCCGTTCTTTCGGGAAGAAGGAAGAGGGTAACGCCGATCCGGAAGATCCTTACGGCACGCCCGAATATCGTTCCGCGTGGTTAAAAAACCTTCGCCGCCTTCCCCTTACCGACGCGGAGAAGCGCGCCTATGCGAACGCCAGCGGCACGGGCGCGGAGGTTGTGCCGACGCAGACCGCGAACGAGATTATCAGCAAGGTAAAGAAACTTGCGCCGATGCTGAATGAAGTTACCCTTCTTCACGTTAAAGGCGCGGTGAAGTTCGTTGTGGAAGGCACGAACAACGATGCGGCTATTCACACCGAGAACGCCGCAATCACTCCCGCCGCCGATACCCTTACCACCGTAACCTTGAGCGGGTACGAGATCGTGAAGCTGGTTCAGATTTCCGATACCGTTATGACAATGAGCATTGCGGCGTTTGAAAGCTGGATCGTTGATATGCTTGCAGAGGCGATCGC